GCCCCGCTCACGCTGACACCGCTGCACCCGACGAACGTGCAGGTCAACATCGTCAACCGCCAGCGGTACTACACGACGAACGGCATCGTCATCGATCTGAACAACATGCTGCACTTGCGCTGGTGGACACCGCCGCAATCTGCGGTAGGTCTGTCACCGATCGAGATGCAGCGCAACACCATCGGCCTCGCACTTGCCCAGGCACGCTTCGTGAATCAGTGGTACTCCGAAGGCGCAACGCCTTCGTCGGTGCTCGAGGTCGACGGCGACATGACCACCGATCAGGCGAAAGTTCTGCAGGCAACGTGGGAAACCTCACACCGCCGCAAGCGTCGCCCAGCCGTTCTCACTAACGGCATGAAGTGGAAGCCAATCACCGCCTCGGCCCAGGACATGGAACTGGCCGAGTCTCGTGAGCAGACGATCAATGACATCGCGCGCATCTTCCGTGTCCCGAACTACATGATCGGCGCACGCGGCGACTCACAGACCTACCAGAACAACGAATCGGCTGGCATGCACTTCGTCACCTACACGTTGCTGCCGTGGCTCGTTCGCATCGAGCGCGCGCTTAGCGGCCTGATGGTTGCACCTCGCGAGCTCAAGTTCGACACCTCAGCGTTCCTTCGTGCCAATACCACCGAGCGCGTGCGGTCCTATCAGACAGCGATTATGTCTGGCATCTTGACGCCGAACGAAGCACGAGCTCGTGAAGGGCAAGAGCCCTACGAAGGCGGCGACGAGTTCGTTATGGTTCTTCCAGGAGCAATCGTTGCAGGCACAGGACAGGAACCGCCACCCGTCGGCATTGACGCAGTTCCGCCGCTGTAATGGCTGCAGACTCCTACCCGCCAAGCGACGGCATGGTGGAAGAAGCGCAACGTGGTCTCGACTGGCGTCGAGAGTTCGGTCGAGGCGGCACTGCCATCGGAATCGCAAGAGCTCGCGACATCGTCAACCGCAAAGACCTGCCCATTGAGACTTGGCGACGCATCAAGGCTTACTTCGACCGCCACGAAATCGACAAGCAAGGCCAAGGCTGGGCACCAGGCGACGATGGGTACCCATCCAACGGACGCATCGCCTGGGCCCTATGGGGTGGCGACGCCGGCTGGAGTCGAGCAACAGAGATCATGCGCCTAGTCGCTGACTCTGCCGATCGAACTATGGAGAACGCAATGACCGAAGAGACACGAGAGATCGACGGCATCTATCCGTTGTCGCCTCGACAAATCGCACAGTACGACGCCGACGAAGCGATCGTTGAATTGTTTGGTCTCTACGACCAAGGCATCGACGAAGGCGGCAGTCACTACTCGGCTGTGTCGCCTTTCGCTGATGAAGGTCTGGTCTGTTCTTCATGTGTGAATTACGAAGGCCCACGCGCTTGTCACATTGTCGCAGGCGACATTGATCCCAACGGCATCTGTAAGCGCTGGGTGATCCCTGAAATGTTGCTCAACATTCAACCGGCAATGCAGGAGCCGGCTGCCCAACCAATGGATGAAACCATGCCCGCTGACCCTGCACCCGTTCGTTACACCGCTGTCGAAGTTGAACATCGACGCATCGGTGGCCGTGACGTTGAGTTCCGCACCGTCGAGGTCGACGGCCTACAGCTTCGTGCTGTTGAAGCCGACGCCGAGATGCCGATGCGGTTCGCTGGTTACGCCGCAGTCTTCAACTCACCATCCGAGCCGCTGCCCTTCACCGAGACCATCGCCCCTGGTGCGTTCCGTCGCTCGCTCAACTCGGGCAGCGAAAAGCGTATGTTCTTGAATCACAACACCGATCAGGTGCTTGCCTCAAGCAAGTCAGGAACGCTCACCCTCAGCGAAGACCAGCGCGGTCTGTACGTTGAAGCCGATCTGCCCGACACCACCTACGGACGCGACCTGTCGGTTCTTATGCAGCGCGGCGATGTGCACTCAATGAGCTTTGGCTTCTCGGTGCCCCGTGGCGGCGATGCCTGGTCAGAAGATGGCAGCTCACGCGAGCTGCGTGAAATCATCCTGCACGAAGTCTCAGTGGTGACTGGCTTCCCCGCCTATCCCGCTACAGAAGGTGCGCAAGTTCGCAGCACCGACGAAATCGCCGAGCCGATCACTGAAGCCGAAGTTGGCCTGCCAGTGGATCTTGCTCGTCGCATGCTCGACCTCAACGCCAAGCGCTGAGTCTCGATCTGCAGTTCGGAGTCATCGCCCGGAGCGCCCGCGCCACCACCGATTGACCACCACCTGCACTTACAAAAACCCCCCAAAACTTAGGAGACCCAAATGAGTGAAGAACTCATCACACGTCTCGGAGAACAGCGCGCGCAGGCGTGGGAGCAAGCCAAGGCCCTCCTCGATCATGCAGCGTCCGAGAATCGTGACCTCTCTGGCGAAGAGTCAGAACAGTTCACCCGCATCAACGACGACATCGATGCACTCGATGAACGTCGCAAGAACATCCTCACCGTCGAAGCTCGTGAGCGTGCAATCAACGAATCACGCGCTGCCCTCGGCGTTCCGGCTGACTTCGGCACCCGTGCCGTTGCCGCTGCCGAAAAGAATGACAGCGACATCATCCGTGAAATCGCACTTGGCGAGCGTCGTTCGTTCTCGTTCGACAAGCGCGATGTCACCAAGGGAAGCACCGGCTCACCGATCCCGACCTCGTTCTACGACACGCTCGTGGAACACCTGGTCGTCCAGGGCCCGATGCTCGACGGCAACGTCGTCACCATCCTCACCACGAACAGTGGCGAGTCGCTTCAGATTCCTCGCACCGCTACCTACACCTCACCAGCCATCACGGCTGAAGGTTCAGCAATCAGCGAGTCTGACCCGACCTTCAATGCGTTTGTCACCCTCGGTGCGTTCAAGTACGCCGCTACCTTCCAGCTCAGCCGCGAGGTTGTCGAAGACTCAGGTATCAACCTGCTTGACTTCGTCGCCCGTCAGGCTGCAGTCGGCATGGGTACCGCGGTCAACGCTGGTCTCACCACCGGCACCGGCACCACACAGCCAACCGGCATCGTCACCGCAGCCTCTTCGGCTGTCACTGGCGGCACCGGCGTTGCTGGCGTTCCCACCGCAGACAACCTCATCGACCTTGTCTACACCTGCCCATCGCCTTACCGTCGCCGTGGCGCTGCATTCCAGATGCGCTCCTCGACGCTTTCGGCAGTGCGCAAGCTCAAGGACACGACGAATCAGTACATCTGGCAGCCAGGCATTCAAGCCGGTGCTCCCGATCAGCTGCTCGGCTTCCCGGTCTACGAGAACCCAGACGTGGTTGCGACTGCAGTTGGCGCTCGTTCGGTCATCTTCGGTGACATGTCGAGCTACTACGTCCGTCAGGTGCGTGGCATTGACTTCGCACGCGACGACAGCGTCGGCTTCGTCAACGACCTCATCACCTTCCGTGTGACGTGGCGTGGCGACGGCAACACTCCTGACGCCAATGGCGTTTGGTACTTCAAGGGTGGCGCGTCCTGATCGGACGCTAACCGCTTTGCGGGCTTTGTCTGGTTGGTGGTGGTTCGTTGCCCGTGCGAGCCACCACCGGCCAACCAGACAACACACACGGCATTCGGGCAAGGAGCATCATGGGCAAGAAGCGGAGCAGTTCACATGTGGGTAGTAATCCGCAACAGCGAGGTCGAGCTGCCGCCATACCTGGCGCAGTGGATGATCGAAGCAAGTCTGGCGATGCTCGTGCAGGAATCTGCTGGCACTCAAACTTCGCTGGAGCAGGCACCGGCTACGGCGTCCAAACCGCGCAAGTCGCGCGCCAAATCAAAGCCACCGGCCGACCAATCACGCTCTCAAACAACTACGGCACCCAAGGCTTCATCACCGAATGGGAAGGCATTGAAGTCCTCCCGTCCGGCTACCACCCCTACTCGGCAGACATCCTCGGCGCGCACCTCAAATACACCGAAGACCAAACAGGTCGACACATCGCTCTAGTCACACTCTTTGACACTTGGGTCTTCAAAGGCGCAAAGGTCGAAGACATCAAGCTCATCGCATCATGGGTGCCAATCGATCACACGCCTGCACCGCCCGACGTTCTTGAATGGTGCAAGCGTGACAACGTGCTGCCGATCGCAATGGCAAAGTACGGCGCGCGCATGCTTGACGCTGCCGGCATCAACAATCGCTACATTCCACACGGCGTCGACACCAAAGTCTTCCAACCAGGCGCAACCGTTGACGGTGCGACAGGTCGACAACTTCTAAACATTCCCGACGACGCATTCGTGGTCGGGATGATCGCTGCCAACAAAGGCGTCGCACCAATGCGTAAAGCATGGGGCGAGAATCTGCTGGCACTCGGTCAACTCATGGCCAAGCACGACGACGTCTACGTCTACATGCACACCGAGAAACGTGGCGCACAAGGCGGCGCAGATCTCATTCAACTCGCAGGCGCGTGCGGTATCCCCGAGAACCGCATCGTCTGGACAGACCAGTGGGCCTACTACGCCGGCCTGCCACCATTCGTTCTCGCTGCCCTCATGGGCGCGATGGATGTCAACCTTGCTGCCTCTCGTGGCGAAGGCTTCGGTGTTCCAGTCATTGAAGCTGCCGCCTGTGGCGTGCCATCGGTCGTTTCCAACTTCACCGCACAGCCTGAGCTTGTGGAAGGCTTCGGCTACATCGCCGCAGTGCAGCCCTACTGGGACGCACCACAGTCGTCATGGTTCGCCACACCTCTGGTGCATTCAGTGCTCGAAGAACTTGAGCACGCCTACGACACCGCCAAAGAATCTTTGCGCAAAGCTGCTGCTCGAGCTCACGCTGAGACCTACGACAACGAGCTCGTCTTCCAGGACTACTGGCTGCCAGTGCTTGCCGAGATCGACGAATTGATGGCGACATGA